TCACGCGCGCTCCTCAATCGAGCGGGCAAGCCGGCCCAAGCACAGCGCCAGATCGGTGGATATTGCATCCGCGCCGTCGAGCGCTTGCAGCTCGCGCCAGAACGGCCGCTCCATATTTTCGAGAAGGTGCGCGGCGTGGCGGATCAGGTCGGCTGCTTGCTGCAAGCGGTACGAAGCATCGAGAGCGCCATCACGCCTGTGCGTCGAGGCAACGGTCATGCGAGGATCCTCCCAGCGCCGGCGGGCGGCGCGAACTTGGGTGTGAAGCGTTTCATCGTCCCGTCGCAGCGGTCGCCCCAGCAGGGCAGCGTCCCCGGCGCTGGCTCGCGCACCTCATCGCGGCAGCCGCATGGACAGGCGAAGCTCGCCACGGCGCTCACGCCCTCGGCTCGAGCGGCAGTTCGGGGACGCGCTGCGCCTGCCAATCCGCATATGCGGTGACATGCTTGGCGCAGAGATCCTTGCCGCGCGTCGGTGACGTGGTGCAGCTGGCGCACAGCGGCTTGTCGCAGGTGCCGCTCTTCTTCGTCGGCACCTTCCAGTCGCACAGCCTGGTCGCCGGCTTGCCGCAGGCGCAGCGCTGCCGACGGTGCGAGGAGCAGACGATCGCTGTACCGCCGCCCGGAATGGGAACGACTTCGCACGTCATGGCGCAGCGTTCCCGCCGCCGGCCGGTGATTCAACGGACCCGGCCGGCGACGAGCTGGTGATGAAGGGATAGGGCACCGCGCCAGCGCCACGTTGCCCGAGGGCGCGCGCGACACCCTGCTTGGAATAGATGCACGACCGACTGCGGCCTTTGACCGGCCTGATTGGCAGGCCATCGAACGTGTCCGGAAAGCCCATCGCTGCCGCTGCGGCCAGATCCTCTTCCGCGAGGTAGATCGCGCGCGGAGCCATGAAGTCCGCGCGCATCGTCTGCAGCGTCGATCTGAGGCGCTCGTCCAGTGACTGGGGCGCGGGCTTAGAACGCCGGATCGAACGCGTCCGATTCGGCGGCGATGACGAAGCCTTTTGGCGGTTGATGAGGCTTTCGAGCCGACGCGACTCGACCTCGGTAAGCGCTCGCTTGCGACTGAGTGCGTCCAAGGTGGCGATACCATCTGCGATTGATGCCGCGTCGCCGGCGACCGAGCGGCCCATTATGCCGGCACCTTTCCGCGCGAGTTGATCACCAGCGCAGCGATGAGCATGTAGGCGGCGCCGACGGCGAAGCCGGGGGCGAGACCCTCCGCGACTAGGCTGAGCGCCGAGGCGGCGAGCAGGCCGCCGGCGGCGGTGATCAGCCCGGTCATGACTGCGGCTCGATGCTGGCGGCGATCGCCTGCAGGTCGGCGATCAGTGCCTCGAGACCGGGGCGCGTGATGAAGGCGGCCACGCCGCTCTCTTCGAAGCGCGCATCGGGCGGCGGCCCGCCGCCGAACAGGGTCAGCAGCACACCACCCGGAAGGGGCAAGGGCATCGGTGCCCAGCCAAGGCGGATCCCGGCATGAACGTAGCAGCCGAGGATAACCTCGGCGCTGCTCAGCGCTGGGTTCGGATGGGGCACCCATGCATAGCCGCCCTCGTCTATGACCACGGGTGAGCTGAAAGGCGGCGGGGGACCAAGCAGGCGCGAGGCTGCCGATTGTGCCAGGCGCTCGGCCACAAGATCGGGGGTGAACTCCGGCCCCATCACAGCATGCCCAGCGCTTGCATGTAGGTTTCGAGGATCATCTCCTCTTCCTGGAACTCCTCCCGCTTCTTCTTGCGGATGGACATGATCTTGCGGATCGCCTTGGGGTCGTATCCACGCGACTTCGCCTCGGCCATGACATCCTTGATGTCGTCGGCGATGCCCTTCTTCTCTTCCTCGAGGCGCTCGGCGCGCTCGATCAGGAGGCGCAGCTCCTCGGCCGCGACCTGGCCGCCGCCCATGCCCTCTCCGCGTTCCTCAGCCATGAACGATCGCTTCCTTCACGAGAGCGACAAGCTTCTGCGCCGCGGCCGCCAGTTGGTGGGGTGATGCGTCCAGGTCAGAGCCGACGCGCTCGTAAGCGAACCGCTGGACATGTGCGGACCAGCGCTCGACTTCGTCGACCGCCTGAAGGATCTCGCTGAGTTCCGTGTGCGACTGATCCGGCGCCATCATCCGATCCCCAGCAGCGCGAGGATCCCGGAGCCGTTCAGCGCAACGCCGATCACCTGCCCGGTGATCAGCCCGCCGGCGGCGAGGATGAAGGAGACGGCGACCGATTTGGCCAGGCTCGGTTCGGCGGTCGCGTCGTGGCAGCTTGAGCAGTCACAACCGAGCGGGTGAACATCGAACGGCTGCGCCAGATCGAAGGGACGCTGTGGAGGCATCATTTTCTCTCCCGAATAGCGAGGGCGTGGTCGGCCGTTGCGGCGGTCACCACGAGGAAGACGAGGAGGATGGCGACCAGCACGCCGTCTTCGCGGCGGCCGGTGAGGGCGAGGACGAGCCCGATCGCGCTGGACGCGATCCAGAGCACGACGCGCAGGCGGAAGCGGGCGGCCGTCACGCGACCGCGCCGACGACGGCGGCCGCGATCAGATCGTCGGCGCAGGCGGTGCAGAGATCTTCGCCAGCGACCCACGCGCAGGCCACGTGATCGTAGGTGCAGGGCTGTCGCCAGCTGCAGGCGCAGATGCGGCAGATGCGCGGGGTGTGGATGGGATCGCGCTCACCGCGCGCGATCGCCGCGAGAGCGGCAAGCACCGAGCGGTCGAAGCGGTAGGCGCTGTGCAGCGCGTCGATGGTGTTGATCGATGCCGGGACGAGATCGGCTTCGATCCGCTCGAGCCATGCGATCAGATCATGCTCTGCGTCGCGCGGGATGGTGGGGATGCGCGCGGCGACGTCCTGCAGCGTCAGCAGCTGCGCCGTACGGCGCGTTTTGAGGTACGAGCCCGGCGTGAACAGCACCGTTGTGGTCCAGCTCTTCGGGGCGTCGTGCGGCATGATCATCGGCAGTGTCCGGGCAGCACAAAGCCGCTCCGCGAAGCGCAGGGCGACGCGGGCGGCATAGGCGGAAGGGGGAAGTCTCGGCTGGTGACGGGCGCGGCGGCCGAGGCGGCCCGCGGCGATCAGGGGGAGCGGGCGGAACCGCCCGAAGCCATTTTCTGGAGCAGCGTGACCATGTGGCTTACCGCCTTGACCGCGCCGATCCCCTCACGGAGAGCTTTTGCCCGGTCCCGCTTCGTGGCGTTGGGCTTCTGAGCATCAAAGGACGCGAGCTGCATTTCGGCAACTTCCTTCACGACGTCCTGATGGGCTGCGATCAGTTCGGCGTGACTGGCCTCACTGTCCGACTGACCGGCTTTGACGATCAGACCGTAGTGCTCATAGAGCGGCATCGAGCCGCCAAATAACCGAGCGTGCTCCAGATCCAGCTTGCTCGCGATATCCAGCGACACATTGAATCTATCGAGATTGCTGTTGCTAAGTTGAGAGAGGTAGCCGGCAGTCTTGCCAGTAACTCTCGCCGCAACTGGAAGCGTGAGTGCGGTGAGCACCTCTTGAAGCGTCTCTTCTATAGACGCGATCGGCCGCTCGACAGTCATGCCGTTGCCCCGAAACTTGCCATCGATCGTGCCACATGGATGCGATCGGCATGATTATGGAGGTGCCGCGCCGAAAAGACGGCGTCGGTCCGGGATAAGAAACCGGCGCCGTCTTCCGTGGGGGGCTCTTCCAAATGCAGCACACAAACGTCCTGCGTGTTCTCGCTCGGGTGGGTCGCCCCACGCAGGTCTCGGCCGGCATGCCAGCGGCCGAAAAAGAAAATGGATCGATGCGCTCCTTCCGGGGCCGGGCTGGACGCCCGACCCCTTCCGGTTATCGTGGTCTTGCTAACACAACCACGAAAGGAAAACTGAATGGATGGCAACACGTCGGCCGACGCCGGGCGCGCGGCTATTTGGCTGCTGCAAGAGCTTGTGACAGAACTCGCCGCACAAGGCGCGCTGAACGGCACAAACTTGCATGATAGGCTTCTCAGTAAGGCTCGCGACGAGAGACTTAGCGCCGATCGACGAGCAGAGTCGTACCTTGCAGCGAGCGTGGTGGAGCACATCAGCACGATGCCTCACCCCTGACATCGGCAGGGGTCAGATTGGCGGGGCTGACCCTGCTCCGACCGCCCTCCATTATCTCTCGAACGCGGGCTTCCTGTTCGGGCGTGAACGGCGACGGTTCGTCCGTCGCCGGGATCGGCAATGCAGCTTTGATCTGAGCCTCCGCGAACTCAATCTGAGCTTTCACCAACCGCTCAAGCGCATATTGGGCTCGATCGAAGTCGAGGCGGGCGCCGCCGGCGATCGAGCGAACTTCCGCAGCCTCGATCCCGGCCAGCAGCGCGCGATAGCGATCGAGCCGCCGCTGCGCCGTGGACGGGTGGAACTCGCTCTGTTCGCGGCTGAGAGAGAAGATCATGCTGCGGCCTCAGCGCCGAAGAGGTCGGGGCGGATTTCTCCCTTGGTGACGGCGCCTTTGGTTGCTTTCTCGATGGCGATCGCCGCCTTGGCCGGCACCTCGGTTCCGTTCAGCCAGCGCCATACAGAGCCCTGCGTGAAGCCGATGTCGCGAGCGAGCGCCGACTGCGACCGTCTCAGGTCCACTGCGCGACGTAGCGCGAGAATCGGAGCGGGGGCGTCTGCCTGATCCATGCTGCCAGCTAAACCCCTTGGTTTAATGGCGTCAAGCACCAAAATGCGCGCGCGCATCAAACCCTTGGGTTTAGTGTGACCTGATGCTGGTTGCGGACCGACTCCAGAAGCGAATGAGCGAGTTCGGGCTGTCGCAGTCCGAGCTGGCACGTCGCGTCGGCGTCACCCAGACTACCATTAGAAAGCTCGTTTCTGGTGGTGGATACGGCTCAAAGTATCTTCACCTGATTGCGCGTGAACTGCTTACGACGCCAGAATATCTCACCGGCGAAGCCGACGATCCTGCCGCTGGCGCGCCGCCCGAGCCCGAGCTCTCTTATGATGAGCGCGAACTGGTCGACTGTTCACGAGGCCTGACAGCCGGTGACCGGAGCCTGCTGCTGCAACTCGCGCGCTCATTGCCGAAGCACGACCGCGTCGCGCCGCCTCCTAACCCGGGGGCCGGGCTGCCTCCAGCGTCAGCGTTGGCGCAAATGTTCGCGGGGATGCTGGCGCAACTGGATCCGGAGCATCCGGACGAACACGCCGAACTGCTTGCCCGGCGATTGCCCAGCGCCTTAGCGCAGCTGACAGATCTGCTTCCCGCTGAGGCCCAGCCGGAAGCTGCCAAGCCGCGCCGACGGCGTCCCACTCCTGCTGCTGTCCAGCCATCATGACAGCGCAGCGCACAGTACAGGGCACGCAGCCTTCGCGGCACCCGGGTGTCGATCGAAATACGACCTCATTCATGTTGTCTCCTCTCCCTCGGCTACGAGGGAGGGACTTACTAAGCGTTCGTTTCTCAATAACTTGTGGGGGCAAGTAATGTTCGGTTCGAAACTGCAGCGGTACCAGCTTGGTTGTTTGTTTTTGTTGCTGGCATCGCCGGCAACCGCCGAGGGTCCATTGACCGTCTGGTTCAAGGAAGAGCCGTCGGCTGTATCTGACAAGCTCGCCAATCTCTGTGCTGATCGTAACGCTGCCGTGGTCGAGCAGGATGATCGGCACGTATTGTGTCAGCGCGAGGTCAGCGGAGGCAAGGGCATCCTGGCGCAGGCGCTGCTGGGCAACTCCTATTCGACCAGCCCGGTTTTGAACGTGCGCTTCTCAATCCTGAAGGACCGTGGCGCGGCGCGGGTGCAAGCATCGCAGTGGGTCGAGTTGCAGATGGCGATGGGCCAGACGCGTCGTACGCCGGTGGACGGCCGCAAGGCTGACGCTCGGCTCGAGCAGAGCCTGGTGGCGGCCGGCGGCCATAATGTTCACCCGAGCACGTTGCAGGAAACACTGCCGCCTTATGAAGAGTCGACCGCCGACGGTGGGGCTTCCGTGAAACGAAGCCAGTGACTGCCGGGCTTCAGCCGGTCGGCCACTGCATTTATTGCTACGCTGATGATGTCCCGCTCAGCCGGGAGCATATCATACCGAGGGGGCTAGCCGGTCAGAGAGTGCTTCCGAAAGCCAGCTGCGCTAAGTGTGCGGCGATCACGGCTAAGGTCGAGCAGTTCGTTCTTCGCCAGATTTTCGGTACGATGCGGGTCAAGAACGGCTTCAAGATCACCGAGAATCGTAGCTCAATTGACCTGCTGGTCTATCAGCGCGGTCGGGGCGTTCAAATAAAGCAAGAGAAACCCAGCCTTTATCCCTACGTCATCCTCGGTATGGACCTTCCCATGCCGGGAGTGTTGGTGAACCGGCCGATCGGAGAGGAGCCGGTGGGCGACGTGGTCATCGTTCCGGACGAAATCGCGCTCGCCGCACTTGGGTCAGCCGGAACGCCGGCCGTCTTCGATCGTCGTGCTCTGGACATAGACATGCTCGCACGAATGCTGGCAAAGATTGCGTTAGCGCACCTCTATTCGAAAGGTATTCGGCTAGCGACGCCGTATCTCCCAGGGATTGTCACGGGTAATACTTCACCGGAAGCTTACTCGCACTTCATCGGCGGCTATTTCGGAGAAGCCAACGTGCGCTTGCCGACAGAGCCGGGTGTGTTACATCAAATTTGGGATTGGGCGATTGAAACGGACGGCGGACTAATCCTGCATCTGGTTCGTATTCGCCTGTTTGCAGACGTTCCCAACGATTTATCGCCGGACTACCTGGTCGTCGCTGGCGAGCACTAGCAGGTCAGACCGATCAAGTAGCCGCTCGATCAACTCGACATAGTGATCGTGAACAAACGTTGTCACCTCTGGCCAAGGGACGAATGGCCCGGCGCTGGGATCGAGGTCCTCACTGGCCTCGTAAAGGCAGCGCGCAAGTTCGGTGATAAGGGCGTCCTTTGTCAGCACGGTAGCCAGTGTATGCTACCTCGAGGTCCGTTGCATAGCCGCGGGTATCGAGTGGGTACTTCGCCCACTCTCCGCGGCGTGGCCGAAGGGTAGATCGGCGACCGCGGCGGAGGATGTCTCCGCCGTGATCGGCGAAGAAGCAGACCTTCTGCCTCCGCTAGCGGTTCGATGCCCTAGTCAGCGCATAGACAGATCCAACCGCCGCTTCCCCCGTAATGCGCGCATCTCCGGCAACCATCGTAGGGCACGCAGTTTCCTAGTTGGTCCTTCCCGCAACCGGGTAGCAATTTGTCCGTAAAGCCAAACTGCGCGGCCACAGCAGCCGCTTCCTCTTTGTCCATCGGAGTGAGGTATGTTTTCCCTTCGATATGCAGCTTCTTGAAACCGTAAGGTGAGATCACGACGGGCACACCGTTGACGTGCTCCACGTCGGCGATGAAGTCATGATATCCTAGCTGATCTTCGGTCATCTCAACCCTCCGCTGAATTGAAGGAATGAGACTGACACGCTATCTTCCCAGCGTCGAGGCCGGCATCATAACAATTGCTAGGCCCTCGGGGCGGGTACTACTTCCAGCAAGGCGGATATCAGGGCAGCGCTACGCTGCGGAAAAGTGCGGCAGTGGCGGAGGGGTTCTCCGCCGCGATAGCCGTCATCCTGGCGTTTTGCGATATCGACGTGGCAGGGTATTCGCACCGGAGCTTTGAAGCATTTGCGCGGCAGCCTGCGCATCTCGTTCGTTCGGAAAAACGAGGTCGAGCCACCGTTCTTCGCTCTCGACGTATATTCCCCAACTGTCCTTGAGTGCCCGTTCGGGTCTCGGTCGGACTATGAATTCGGGAAGCGACTCCATGCGTCGCTATATCGCGGATGGCGTTCGTTGTCGTGCTTGGTCAGCACCGGAGGGGCGTCCGCTGCAATTGCTGCATTGCGACGGCACTACGGCGGCCATGGCCCGACGAGACTAGGGATAAACTCGCCGGGCCGGTCCAACGCGGCCGGCTAGAGCCGCCGGGGCAAAATGTTGCAGCCGCGAGACGGTTCCAGCGGCGGCGAGGCGGCACGCTGGCAAGATGGAGCGATTCCCTCTATGTTCCTCTGTGGGGGCGAGGGGAAACGATGGGCGTGGATTTTCAGCCGCCGGCGGGACTGTTGCGGCGCGACCAGGTGCTCGCGTTCATCATCGAGCGGATCGCCCGTTTCGGCGTCAGCCCTACCTACGACGAGATCAGCAATGCGCTAGATGTAAGCCCGTCTCGGTCGAAGGAGCTTGTCGGGCAGCTGATAGAGCGCGGGGTCGTCGAGAAGACGCCTGGCGGTCAACGCAGCTTGCGCGTCCGCGACGTGGCGGGATCTCGCAATGCGCTTGAGGCGGTGATGCGGAAGCTGGGCTGGATCACAGCCGAGCCAATGGGCCGCCTGCAGCAGCCCCTCCCAAACGGGCAGCTACCGCTGATCCCACCATTCGAGCATCTGCCGGACGTCGACTAGCCGGGGCGCCTTCATGACCATCACGACCGATCGGGAGCGCCAGCGCTTCAACCACCTGGTGCTCGGCCGGCAGCGGCCGAAGCCGACGCGCACGCGCAAGACGCGCCGCAGCTCTCCGGCGATCATGGTGCTCGAGCCTGGGATCGAGGAGCGCGTGCAGCTGCGCGAGCGCTGGTCGCACAAGGCGCAGGGCACGCCAGAGACGCACGAGCACGCCGATCGCGCCCGCCGGCGGCCGGGATCGCTCGCGCGATTGTATTCGACCGGCGCGATCGACGCCGACCAGCTGGCGGCCGCTGACGAGATCGCCGCTGCCTATCGGTCCATCACTTCTGGCGTCTCCATCAAGACGGCGAGCCTTGAGGCGCGCATCGATGGCGGCGCGCATGGCCGGGCGGAGCACCACGCGCTCGGCACCGTCTTTGCCGACTTTGCCTATGATTGGTGGCGCTCGGCGGTGGGCAGCTCGGCCGAGGCGCTGCTCGCGATCATCGTTCACGACGTCGGGCTGACGATCGTCGCGCGCCGTTACGGCCTCAGCATGCCCCGTGCGCGGCGCATGCTCACCGAAGCGCTCGATCTGTGGTGGACCGGCCGGGGCACGACGAAGCGCGCCGCGCGGGCCGCGATCGCGGCCGATCACCCCTGACCGTTCGGGAGGTGCCCGAACCAGCGGGGCGCAAAACCGACACGCAGACGGCAAAAACGACCCCGCCACAGCTGCGTTCGAAACCCGCCATCGAGCGGGCTTTCGCGTTTTTGGAGCCTCCCAGATGGCCCAGCCCAAGTCCCTCTACGACGATCTCGTCAGCGTCAGCGGCGACCTCGACGTGCTGATTGCGGACATGAGCAACGGCCGGCCGTCCCAGACAAGACACGACGGCCACATCGACCAGGTGGAAGGGCTCGCCGCGCGCTTGCGCAAGGCCGCACGTGGCCCTGGTCGATCAGTTAACCCGCCGCTCGCCAAGGTTGGCACCGGCTACCTCTGGTGATCCGATGATCAATGCGGTGAAGGCCTTGGCGGATCTGGAAGCCGTCCCGGGCGAGGTCGTGGCTGTGCCGAAGGCGCAATTCGCCGAGCTGCTCCGCGAGCTGGCGCTGCGTCAGCCCGCGCCGCAGAGCCTGTCGATCTTCCGCGTAGTCGGCGCCGCGGCCGCATGACCGACGCCTCGCACCCCGCGGCCGTCCATGTCGGCGACGCGCTGTATCTCCGCGATGCGAAGGGCAGCTTGGTGCCGATCGAGGCGGTGAAGCCGGTGGATCTGCTGATGGACGAGAGCGTGCGCGGAATCATCGGCCGCGCGACTGCTGCGTCGGACACGGTCCGCATGTTCAAGCGCGAGACCTTCTCCACCATCACCGCGCTGCAGGAGCTGATCGCGCAGCAGTACGGCACCACTCTCGGCGGCAAGAAGGGCAACATCACCCTGACGTCGTTCGACGGTTGCATGAAGGTGCAGCTGCAGGTGGCTGACCTGATCGAGTTTGGCCCCGAGCTGCAGGCCGCGAAGCTGCTGATCGACGAGTGTCTCGCCGAATGGTCGGCCGACAGCGGCGCCGAGATGCGCGCGCTGGTCAACCGCGTGTTCCAGGTCGACAAGCAAGGGCAGATCAACCGCGCCGAGCTGTTCATGCTGATGCGTGTGGAGAGCGCCGACGAGCGCTGGAACCGCGCAATCAGCGCGATCCGCGAAAGCATCCGCGTGATTGGTTCGCGCGAATACGTCCGGTTCTACGAACGGCCGACGCCCGACGCTGCGTGGCGGCCGATCTCGATCGACCTCGCCACCGTCTGAGCGCATGCCGTTCCAACCGCCGTGCTTTGGCGCTCGGCCCAAGGCGAAGGCGCACGTCAGCCGGTTCAGGCATGAGCGCCTGCGCGGCCGAGCCGGCGTTCGGCAGCGTGAGCAGGTCAAGAGCGAGGAGCCGCTCTGCCGCAAGTGCCTGGAGCGCGGCGAGGAGCAGCCCACCGAAGAAGTCGATCACATCAGGCCGCTCAGCGAGGGCGGCTCGAACGATCGATCGAACCTGCAGGGCCTCTGCGGGCCGTGCCACAAGGCCAAGACGCGGCGCGAGAGCCGTACAGGCTGAACGCGGCGATCGGCTCTCCTGGACCCCTCTGCGGCCCCTCCGACCCCCTCCCGACCCCCTCGACCCCGCCGGGCCGGGGGGGAGGGTCGATCCCTCGACGGCCGCCTGGCCGGACACCGGGGGTCAACCGGATTTTCGCGCGGGCGAATTCAAACCCAAAATGATCCCCGGGGGAGACGGCCATGGCGAGCGGTGGATCCCGCCCCGGCGCGGGGCGAAAGCGTAACGCGCCGGCGCTCGCGATGACGGCCGCGCAGCGTGCGGCGTTGCCGGCGCCGACCGGTGCCGCGATGATTCCGCCGCTGCATTTGTCGGATCTCGCGCAGCTGCTCTTCGCCGATATCGCCGGCATGCTTGAGGCGCAGGGCCGGGCGGATCAGCACTTCGCGCAGGTGGTCGCTCTTCTCGCGCAGCGGCTCGAACAGATCCAGCGCTGGCAAGCGGTGCTCGAAATGACGGGTGACACCTGCACCAGCAAAACCGTCCGCAAGGTGGACGGGCAGCAGGTGATCACCGAGATGATCCGCGCCCGCCCCGAAGTTTCCATGCTTTCCGAGGCCATGCGGCATGCTCAGTCGCTGCTCGGCGAGCTGATGCTCAGCCCGTCGGCCGCCATGAAGCTCGGAGGTGGCAAGAGCACCGAGGCGGACGAGTTCGCCGGCTTCTAGTCCGGTGTCTACAGCAGCAGGCCTGCCAACGCGGGACTATGCCCAGATCGCGCGCCAGTACGCCGGCGACGTCGTGGCGGGGCGGATCCCAGCCGGTAAGCAGATCCGTCTTCAGTGCGAGCGGTTCCTGGCGGAGCTGGTCCGCAGCGCGTCCGACGACTTTCCGTACCGCTTCGATGAGGCAAAGGCCTCTCGGCCCTGCCGCTTCGTCGAGCTGCTGCCCCATACGAAAGGCCTATGGGCGCGCCAAAAGAAGCGGCTGATCCTTGAGCCGTGGCAGATCTGGAACATCTGCGTCGTCTTCGGGTGGGTCCATAAGGAAGGCTCGCAGAAAGACACCCGGCGCTTCCGTCGCTGGTTGCTGGTTGTGCCGCGCAAGAACGGCAAGTCGGCGATCGCGTCCGGCATCGCGCTCTACATGCTCTGTGCCGACAATGAGTATGGCGCGGAAGTTTATTCCGGTGCGACCAACGAAAAGCAGGCTTGGGAGGTTTTCAGGCCGGCGCGCCTGATGGTGTCGAAACTCAAGGCGCTGAAAGACAAGTTCGGGATCCAGCTGCTCGCCAAGCAGCTGCTGCGTCCTGACGATGGATCGCGGATGGAAACCATCATCGGCGACCCCGGTGATGGGCAATCGCCGAGCTGCTCGATCCACGACGAATATCACGAGCACGCCGACGACGCCCAGATCGACACGATGATCACCGGCATGGGCGCGCGCGACCAGCCGCTGCAGCTGCTGATCACCACGGCCGGCGAGAACCTTGGCGGCCCTTGCTACGCGATGATCCTGGAGCAGCGCGAGCGGCTCAACGGCATCGGGCATAACGGCGGCCCGCCGCTGGAAGACGACACGTTCTTCGCCGAATATTCGATCGACGAGGACGACGACTGGAAGTCGGAAGCGGCGCTCCGGAAGGCCAACCCGAACATCGGGATCTCGGTTGGGCTCGAATATCTGCTCGCCCGCCAGCGGGACGCGATCGCCACCCCGCGCAAGCGGGCGATCTTCAAGACCAAGCATCTCAACCTCTGGGTCGCTGCAAAGGCGGCCTATTTCGATATCGAAGCGTGGCGCCGGTGTACCGACGCCACCATCCCGATGAAGTTTGCCGATGCTCAGACGCTCGAGCGCCTTGTCGGCCGGCGATGTATCATCAGCCTCGATCTTGCATCGAAGGTCGATATCGCGGCGATCGAATATCTGTTCCCGCCGCTCGGGCCGCGGGCGACCAAGGAAGATCCGTACATTCGGCTCGGCCGGTACTTTCTGCCGACCAAGGCGGTGGAAGACGTCAGCTCCTACCAGGGCTGGGACGCGCAGGGCCTGCTGGACGTCAACGAAGGCAACATCACCGACTTCGAAGAGATCGAGATCGCGATCGACGAGGCGCGCAAGATCTTCGACGTCGAAACCATTGCCTATGATCCGGCACAGGCGACCATGCTGGTCAACCGCCTGGTCAAGGAAGGCGCGCCGGTCCTCGAAGTTCGGCCTACCGTCGTGAACTTCTCCGACCCCATGAAGCAGCTGGATGCTTTCATGCGGGCCGAGCTGATCCGTCACGCCGGCTGCCCGGTGATGGAATGGCAGGTCGCCAACGTCGTCGCCCAGCTGGACGCCAAGGATAACGTCTACCCGCGCAAGCCGCGGATCGAGGCGAAGATCGACAACCCGGTCGCGCTGATAGCGGCCCTCGCTGTCGCACTCACCAAGGAGGAAGAAACGATGCCGGCTTCCCCCTGGGATGATCCCGACTTCAACATGGTGCCCGACGAATGAGGTTGTGGCCCTTCGGCGGGGATCGCGAAACGCGATCGTTTGAGCGCACCGACACCATCACCAGCTCCGCCGAATGGGGCGACTGGGCGCAGTTCCTCGGCATCAGCAACAACGCGGCCGAGCTGCCGCATGTGACTGTCGAGAGCGCGCTCGAGGTTCCGGCCGTGTTCGACGCGGTCAACTTCCTCGAGCGCATGATGGCGACCCTGCCGCTCCACAGCTTCCGCGATCGTGCGGGCAAGGCGGAGAAGATCGGCGGCGAGCTGCAGATGCTGCTCAACGAGGCGCCGAACCCGGAATGGACCAGCGCCAATTGGCGCCGGTATATGTGGCACGGCGTGTTCACCGGCGGCCGGGGCGTTAGCTATATCGAGCGCCAGGGCGGCAAGCCGGTCGCGATCTGGCCGATGGACCCGACGGCAACGACGGTCGTGCGGCGTGGCGGCCGCAAGTTCTACCGCTGCAACGGCCAAGAGTATGCCGCGGCAGACGTGATCGACATCACCTTCGCACTCCGGCCCGACCAGCTCAGCGCCTATGGCCCGATCCACATGGGCCGCAAGGCGATCGGCCTCGCGATCGCGATGAACAATTATGCGGCTGGCTTCTTCGCTGGCGGCGGCATCCCGCCGATGGCGCTGGAGGGACCGCTGCCGCAGGGGCCGGAGGGCCTGAAGCGGGCGACCGAGCAGATCCAGCGCGCAATCGACCTCGCGCGCAAAGCCGGCCGTGCCTTCTTCGGCATGCCGCCAGGCCACGCTCTGAAGCCGATCGGCACCGACCCTGACAAGGGTCAAATGACCGAGGCACGGTTGTTCCAGATCCAGGAGATCGCGCGCCTGTACGGGCTGCCGCCTGTCTTCCTGCAGGATCTGTCTAAAGGCACCTTCTCCAACACCGAGCAGCAGGATCTGCAGCTCGTGAAGCACCTGGTCGTGCATTGGGCGGTGATTTTCGAGCAGGAGCTGAACCTCAAGCTGTTCGGCCAGCGCCGGCGATCGCGCGAGGTGAAGCACAACCTCGACGGCCTGCAGCGCGGCGACTTCAAGAGCCGGATCGAGGGCCTCGCCCGTGCGATCCAGACCGGTCAGCTGATGCCCGACGAGGCGCGCGCGCTGGAAGATCGCGCCCCGGATCCGAGTGGCCACGGCGGCAAGCTGTACATCCAGGGGGCGACGGTGCCGCTCGGTACCGTGCTCACCGCCAAGATCGGCCACAACGGCGGACCACCGCTGGAAGACGACAAGCCCGCCGGCGGCGGCGAAGCCAAGGACGATGACGATGCCAGCACCCAAGATTGACGGGCGCGAGACGCGCGCGATCATCACGCCGCTCGAGCTGCGCTCGGCGGACGATGCGATCCGCACCGGCGTCGGATATGCCGCGCTGTTCGATACCTGGACCGATATCGGCGGCATGTGGCGCGAGCGGATCGCCCCGGGCGCCTTCACCACCTCGCTGGCGGAACGCGACGTCCTGGCGCTGCATAGCCACGACAGCGGTCGCGTGGTCGGCCGCAAGGGCGCCGGCACGCTGATCCTGCGCGAGGACAGCAAGGGGCTCGCCTTCGAGAACCCGCTGCCGGACACGAACGATGGACGCGACCTGATCGTCCAGCTCGAGCGCGGCGACATCGCCGGCATGTCGATCGGCTTCGTGTCTGTCCGATCGGAGTGGGACGAGACCAAGGAGGTGACCGAGCGCACGATCCTGGAGGCCTTGCTCTTCGAGATCACCTACACCGCGTATCCCGCTTACCGCGACACCGAGGTGGCGTTGCGCAGCCTGGAGCTGCTCCGCGACGAGCGGCGCGATCACAACCGCGCTGGTGCCGGCGCGCGTCTGGCAGCGCGGCGCGCCCGCCAGGCGCAGCTCGAGCGCGGGATCTAGTCACCGGGCCCAGCCCGAGGCGCACGTCGGCGCTTCAAACCGACGCCATCCCCTGAACCCCGGAGACATCGATGATCACTTTGACCCAGCTGCATGAGCAGCGCGGCACCCTTGTCACGCAGGCTCGCGCCGCGCTCGGCGAGATCACCGCAAACACCGACGAAGCGCGCACCGCCGAGCTGGAAGCGCGCCACGACACCATCATGGGCGAGCTGGACGCGCTCGACCGGAAGATCGAGCGTGAAGAGCGCATGGCGCGTGCTGAGGCGCGTGACCTGGAGCTGCGCGAAGGCCGGCGTCCGAACGGTGGCGATCTTGAGGTGCGCGGCCACGATGGTGAGAACCGCGGCGGCGAGGGCGAGGACGTCGAGCGCGTCCAGACCGAATATCGCGACGCGTTCTTCGGGATGCTCGCGGTCGGCGGCGACGTGTCGCAGCTCAGCAACGAACAGCGCTCGGCTCTGCGTCGTGGTTATGTGGAAAACCGCGCGCAGACCGCCGGCACCCCGGCCGCCGGCGGCTTCACGGTGCCGCGCACCCTTGCCGCACGGATCGTCGAGGTCATGCGTGACTGGGGCCCCATGTATGATCCGACCGTCACGGACGAGATGATCACCAGCTCGGGCAACCCCTATGACGTGCCGACCAACGACGACACGACCAAGGGCAGCGCGCCGCTGGCAGAGGCTGCCAACCTGACCGACGACGGTTCGGGCGATCTGGTGTTCGGCAACACGTCGATCGGCGCCTATGTGTTCGCGACGCCGTGGCTGCAGATCAGCTTCGAGCTGCTGCAGGACTCGGCCTTCAACGTCGAACAGTTCATCGCACGCAAGCTGGGTGAGCGCCTCGGCCGCGGCGCGAACGGCAAGTTGACGATCGGCACCGGCGTGAACGAGCCGCAGGGCATCGTCGGCGCCTCGACCCGCGGCAAGCTCGCCGCCTCGGCCGCGGCGATCGCGGCAGACGAGCTGATCGACCTGCAGCACTCGGTCAATCAGGCCTATCGCCGCAGCCCGCAGTGTCGCTGGCAGTTCGCCGACACCACGCTGGCGGTGGTTCGCAAGCTGAAGGACGGCCAGGGCAACTACCTGTGGCAGATGGGCGATGTGCGCGCCAACGCGCCCGACGTCCTGCTCGGCAAGCCCTATTCGGTGAACGACGACGTGCCGGCGATCGCCACCGGCGCCCGCTCGGTGCTGTTCGGCGACCATAGCCGCTACACCGTCCGCAAAGTCGGCTCGCCGCTGATCGGCACCGTGCGCGAGCGCTTCTGGCCGAAGGTCGGGATGGCGGGCGTGATCCGCTACGACGGCAAGCTGATCGACGCCAACGCGGTCAAGCACCTCCAGCAGGCCTGATCGAGCAAGGGAGGCGGGCCGCCAATGGCCCGCCTCTTCTGTCAGCGGCAGGTGCGCCTGCCTCTTACTGAGGAGATCCCGACATGGCGAAAGCCCCAACCACCCGGAAGACCATGCGCGCGATCGCCGCGGCAGCCGCAGCGCCTGCGCCAGACGCGCCCGCGACCGAAGCCGCTCCCTCGGCCGACGCGCCCGCATCCGAAGCCGCTTCTCCGGTCGACGCGCCCGCATCCGAAGCTGTTCCTCCGGCCGACGCGCCCGCGACCGAAGCCGCGGCCCCGTCCGATGCGCCCGCGACCGAAGCCGCTCCTCCGATCTACGCGCCTGCGACCGAAACCGCTTCTCCGGTCGACGCGCCCGCATCCGAAGCTGTTCCCCCAACCGACGCGCCTATGACTGCAGCCGCTCCCCCGGTCGCCGCACCCGTGATCGGAGCGGAAGCCATCCGCATGCTGGTCGGCCAGGAAGGTCCGGCTGTTTCGCGTGCTCGCGGCCAGGAGCTGACGATCGGCACCGACATCGATGCAGACGAGGCGCAGCGCCTCCTCGATGCCGACTTTGCGGAGCGCATCTGACATGCTTGGTCCGCTCGCCACGATCAGCGAACCGGCGGTCGAACCGATTGAGCTTGGTTCGGCGAAGCGGTTCCTGCGTGTCGACGGCACGGCGCAGGACGATGACATCCGCATGTTGATCGGTGCGGCGCGCCGGGATCTCGAGCAGACCACCGGTCAGCGCCTGATTGAGCAGACCGTCCGCATCCGTGCCTTCCGCTTTTCGGATCTGGCAGTGCTGCCAGTCGGACCGGTGATGGCGATCGTCGATATCACCTACCTGGACGGCGCGGAGCGGAAGTCGGTCGATCTCGAAACCGTCTACCTGACGGGCGCTGGCCTCGAGCGCGGCATCGATCTTGTTCCGGGTTATAGCTGGCCAGCGCATACCCGCGGGCCGATCGTGGTCGATCTGAAGGTTGGCTACGGGCCGACCGGCGCATCGGTGCCGGAAAACCTGCGGTGGGCCATGTTCGCCCTGATGCGCGGCAAGTTCGACGATCGCGCCGTCGATATCGAGGGCCTGGTCGTGAATGACCGGATCTACGGGTGAGCGCGCTCGATTCACGCCGGCTCAAGCACCAGGTGGTGCTGCAGGAGCCGGACAAGATCGACAACGGCGCCGGCGGGCGCCGGCCGAACCCGGCAAGCGGTGGTTGGCGCGACGTTGCCGAGCCCTGGGCCGAGATCGTGGCACTGCGAGGCCAGGAGGCCGTTCGCGAGAACATCAATCGTGCCGTCCAGCTCTGGCGCGTGACGATCCGATACCGCGACGGCATCACGCCGAAGAACCGGCTCGTGTGGGGAGCGATCGTGATGGACATCATCTCGGCCGCGCCGAACGATGCCGGCGACGGCCTGGTGATGACCTGCGAGAGCGGGGCGAACGGCAAATGAGCAAGGTTCGGGGCGCTCGCGCATTCCGCCAGCGGCTGAAGAAGCTGCCCGAAGCCGTATCGGCCGAGATCGTCGGCGTGCTCGACGAAGGCGGTCAGAAGATCCGGGCAGCGATGCAGGCGCGTGCCCGGCGGAAGACCGGCAAGCTCGCCGCGGGCGTGAAGTACAAAGTTTTGCCAAAGACGCTCCGCCTGCAGGTCGGCCTCCTCGGCACGCCGCGCGGTCGCGCCAAGCTGTTCTACGGCTTCATCCTCGACAAGGGCCGGAAGGCCCAGACCGTCACCATCAAGCGCGGCCCGCGCACCGGCAAGCCGATGAAGGTTCGCGCTCGTCAGGGCGACAACTTCGTGAGCGGCCGATATCGCGAGCTGCGCGACCTGATTAATCGGCGTGCCAACCACGTCTTTGATCGCGCTTTGAAGCGTATCGGGGATGGCGGCCGTGATTAAGGCCACCGCCGCGGTCGAGGCCGAAACCTTCAAAGCGCTTGATGCCGGCGTGACCGGGGCGGCCGTGTTCCAGGACGTGCCGGACGACCAGCCGCTGCCCGTCGTGATCATCGGCGAATTGCTCAGTGTTCCGTTCGCCGGCGCCGACGATCCCGATCGGCGCATCACGCTGGTGATCGGCATTCAGGTCGAGGGCGACGAGCGCGGGCCCTGTACCGACATACAGGATGAGGTCGAGGCGCTGCTCGCCGGCGTGACGATCGCAACCGACGACTGGAACCTGCACTATTCGGTCGCCAGCAGCGCGGCCGAGCTGGCCGAGGACGGCTCCGGCTACGTCGGCACCACGATCCTGACGATCCTCGCCTTCAGCAACAGCTGAGGGCTCCCCCTTTCATCAAACCTCGCCCCGCCTCGCCAGCGGGGCTTTTCACATGGGAGAAGCACGATGGCGAAGAAGCTTGGCAACGATTACCTGCTCTGGGTCGATAGCGCGACCGCGGGCACCTATAACCTCGTCAAGGGTCAGCAGGCCCTCTCGATCAGCCGCGATGCGGGTTCGATCGATACGTCCACCAAGGACGATTCCGGCTACGGCACCTCGGCGCCGGGGCTCAAGTCGCTGAAGATCTCGCTCGATATGCTGCCGAACCTGCCGGACGCGACTGGCTACACTCGCCTGGAAAGCTTGTGCAATGCCGCCCCGGCGGTGCCTTTCATGGTCCAGATCCGCAAGGGTGGCGCGACCGGCGCTGTCGGCGACGTCGTCTTCGAAGGTTCGGTCTACGGCAACATCACCTCGACCGAATTTGGTCAGAACGATGCCGTGAAGGCGAAGATCGAGTTCAGCGCCGCGGCCGCGCCGGTCAAGGATATCCTGGGCTAAGCCATGGACGCCGCGAACGAGATCCGCGGCGAGGTCGACCTGGTGCTGGAGGGGCAGCGCTTTGTGCTCCGCCCCTCCTACACCGCGATCGTCGCGATGGAGAAGAAGACCGGCGCGCCGCTGATGCAGCTGGCGCAGCTCGCCGAGGCCGGCGCGCTCAGCCAGGAAACGCAGGCGATCGTCGTGACCGAGCTGGTCCGCGCTTGGGGGCGTGGCCTGGTCGTCGACGAATATGCATCGGCCGCGGACAAGGCGATCGCCAGCTCGGCGCGCGGCGCGAACGTCGATACGATCGGCGAGCTGCTGTACCCGGTCGGCGTGATGGCGGTACAGCCGCGTATCGCCTTGGTGCTCGGCCTGGCGCTGACCGGGGGTTGCCTGCCCTCGGGGGAAGCGAAGGCGGCGGAGACGACGATCCCCGAGATCCCCGCCGTCGAATAGCAGGCATCGCCTCGACCGCACTCGGGTGGGCGGCAGGGCAATTCTGGCACGCGACACCGCATGAATTCTGGGCCGCTTTCGAGGCCTGGAAGGCGATGAACACGCCCAGCGAGGAGTGAAGCATGGCAGCTCCGACCGACGTCAAGCAACTGCTGCTCCAGGTGGATGCGTCGGTCGAGCTGCTGCGCCGTAATCTCACGGCTGGACAGGCCCGGGTCGACCAGTTCGCCGGCGATACGCAGCGGCGCCTCGACGGCCTTGATCGCCGCTTCGGCGAGGTCGGCCGCCCGCTGACCAATCTCAACACCTCGATCGCGGCCACCAAGCGGCAGATTTCGTCGATCGGCGCGTCCGTGGCGCAGACCGAAGCAAGCGTGCGGCGATCGGCCGAAGGCATGAAGGCGGCGCTGCTTGGCTCCGCTGCCGGCATCGCTTCTGCGTTCAGCGCCGACCAGCTGAAGGACTATGCCGACGGCTATACGCGGTTCACCAACCAGCTGAAGGTCGCGGGCCTAGAAGGGCAGGCGCTCGGCAAGACGCAGAACGACCTGTATGCGATCGCGCAGCGCTACGGCATCCAGCTCGAAAGCACGGGCGCGCTGTATGGCCGCTTGAGCCAGGGCGCGAAGGAGCTGGGCGCCAGCCAAGCCGATCTTCTCCGCTTTGTGAGCGGCGTTGGCGCCGGGCTGAAGGTGCAAGGTGGTGACGCGGCGTCCAGCGCCGGCGCGCTGCTGCAGCTCACCCAGGCGCTGGGCGGCACGTATGTGCGCGCGGAGGAATTCAACAGCATCAACGAGGGCGCGCGGCCGATCCTGCAGGCGGTCGCCAACGGTATCGACAAGTACAAGGGGTCGGTCTCGGCACTCCGCGAGGACGTGATCGCCGGCACCCTGACATCGAAGGACTTCTTCCAGGGCTTCCTGGACGGTTCGAAGCAGCTTGAAGCGCAGGCCGCGAAAGCAAACCTGACGATCGGCAATTCGTTCACCGTCCTGAACAACGCCCTGGGCAAGTATATCGGGGAGACCGATGCCAGCCTCAGCGCAACCGCCCGGATCGCAGGCGGCATCGAGACGCTTTCCAACAACCTCGACACTATCATTCCGGCGCTGACGACGATCGCCGTTACGTTCGGCACCGTGAAGGCTGCCGGCCTGGCGGTCGGCGGTGTCTCGGCCGTGCTCGCGACCGTGATGCAGACCGATCGGGCGCTGGCACAGCAGATCGTGCTCGGGAACGCGACCTATGTCAGCCGCGCCCAGCTGGCCGCGCGCTCGGCGGAGCTGGCCGCAGCCGGCGCGGCGACCGAGGTTGCGTCGATCGAGAGCACCATTGCTGCTCGCCGGGCCGAGCAGATCGCGCTCGCCGAGCAGATCGCAGCGGAGCGCGCGCTGGTCGCTGAACGGCAAGCCGCGGCCCGGGCGGCCGCTGTTTCGCTGACGCAGGGCGGGCTGAACGGCCGCAATGCCGCACTCGCGGCGCAGGCGAAGGCGAACAATGACGCCACCTTTGCCACCCAGCGCCTCGCCGCGGCCCGCCAGCGGCTTGCTGCGGTGGATGGCGAGCTGGCCGTCGCCGAGGGCAGCCTTGCCGGCGCTCAGGCCCGGTCAACGGCCGCGACCAACCTCGCAGCTGCTGCAACCACCCGGGCAACGCTCGCGGCACGCGCCGGCGCGGCCGCGTCACGCCTTTTCGCGGGCGGTTTGACCCTGATTGGTGGATCGGTTGCCGGCGGGGCGGCGGTGCTGGCGATCGGCGCGCTGGTTGGCGCCATGGTTCTCTATCGGAATGCTTCGGTCGCGGCCGAGGAGCGGAACAAGGCAACGGTCGTGGCGATGCGCGAAACGGCTGAGGCCAGCCGTCGCCTGAACCAGGGCTTGGCGGAGCTGGCGAGCACCGGCGCTGCTGCTGCGTCAGGCATTGCGCAGGCGGGATCCTCGGCGACCAGCGCGACCGGCAAAATGCTTTCCTTCGCGGGCGCGGTGGGAGAAGCGGCAGAGAAGCTGCGCCAGTTGGCCGTGGCGCGTCGTCGCGAGCAGATCCTACAGTTCACGACCGAGTCGGTCGCAGCTGAGAAGCGAGCGAATGAGGCACAGACGCGAATTGACGGGCGACGCCCGCGTGTATCGTCGACGTTCGGTAGCGCCGGGTATGCGGTCCTAAGCACAGCAGATCAGCGCGCGAACGCGGCGGACGCCCGCATTATAGCGGAGAGCCGGGCGAAGCAGGGAGAGGCCGCTCGCGCGGCTCAGCGCGCAGCGCTGATCCCGCTGGATGCCCGTATCCGGGAGAGCGATCGCAACGGAGGCCGCGACATCGAGGGTGAGCTGGCGCGCGTCACGCGTGACCTGACCATCGCACGCGAGCGCGGCCATCGGAGCCAGATCGACACGCTGCAGGCGCAGAAGTTCGAGCTGACGCAGTACAAAAAGTACCGCAAGGATGGCCTGTCGCCCGAGGCCGCTCAGCAGGCCGCCACGGCAGATGCAGGTTCGTTCCGCAACGCCTCGGCCGGCGCGCAGGGCGACCGTGACGCCAAGACCGGCGCCGCGGCCCAGCGCAAGGCCGATCGCGAGGCCGCAGCGGCAGATCGCAAGGCAAAGGCCGAGGTCCGCGACGCCGCGGCAGACGAGCGAGCCTACAGCGCGGCCGAGCGCCAGGCGAACAACGATATAGCCGCTGCCCGCGCCGATCTGACCAACTCCGCTATCGAGCGGGCCAAGATTGAAAAAGATCGGATCGACGCCGAGCGTCTGAACCGCAACAACGGGATTGCGCAGCAGGCGAAGCAGGGCGGCCTCGGAGATGGCAAGGTTGCGGAAACCCGCAAGCTCGAGCTGCAGCGCCTGAACGACGAACGCGCGAAGCTGGAGACCGACGTCGTTGATGCCAGGGAGCGTCAGCGCGAGGCGGACGAGGCGCTCAACATCGCGTCGGCCAACCGGTCCAACGAGGTCGAGCTGCTGCAGCGGCAGAGCGACCTGGTCACGACCGCCAGCGAGCGCCGGGATCTCGAACAACGCATTCTCAACATTCAATACGAGGAAGAGCGCGCAAAAGAAGAAGGCGTGATCGCGTCGCGCGACTCGACTGAGGCGCAGAAGAAAATAGCCCAGCAACGATTGGCGCTGCTCGGCCGGCTGCAGGCGGCCGACCAGCAAAGCGTCGACCGAAACAATGCCGGCCCGCTCGATCAATATCGTGAGCGTCTGCGCCGTACCGTTGGAGACACAAACGAAGCGCTGCAGGGCGTTGCGGTTGACGGTCTGGACAGTCTCGAGAGCGGACTGGTTGCGATCGTCAGCGGTACGGAAAGCGTTGGCTCGGCCTTCAAGAAGATGGCGACGTCGATCATCGCGGATCTCGCGCGCATTGCCATCAGGAAGGCGATCGTCTCGGCGATCGGCGGCAGCTTCTTCGGAATGGCTACCGGCGGGAAAATCGAAGGCCGGGCGACCGGGGGCAAGATCTCGGGTCCGGGCACAGGGACGTCGGACAGCATCCTTGCTCTGATCGACGGTGAGAAGCCGTTGATGGTGTCGAACGGCGAGTCAATCGTCACGGCCGCAGCGACCGCCAAATACTGGCCGATCATCGACGCGATGAACAAGGGCAGGGTGCCCGGCTTGGCGACCGGCGGAATTGTCGGCTCACCGAAGCTGCCCAGCGTTGTTGCGCCGAGCTTGCCGAGCCTCAGCGGCCTCAGCGGCCGGCCGCAGCGGATCGCGGTCGACCTCAACGCGACGATCGACGCCGCCCCCGAGCTCGAAGTGAAGATGCAGAGCGTGGCGGTTTCCACCGTCGGCACCGCGGCCGAGCCGATCATGGCCGGCGCACAGGCGCGCACGATCCGGCGTCTGCAACGTCCGGGCTTGCCAGGAGGGTGGGGCTGATGCTGATCCCGTTCCCGGCCGCGCCGGTACCAGCGAAGATTGACTGGGCAATCGACCAGCCCGCGCAGGTCAACCGGGGCGAATTCACCGCCAAGCGCCGTGTGGCGCTCCTGTCCGCGGCCCCGCGCTGGTTCGCTCAGGTGACGCTCCCGCCAATCCTGGGAGAGGAACGCGTCCTCGACTGGCGTGCGTTCCTGGTCGACCTGGACGGCGTCGCGAACAGCTTCCGCCTGGTGGCCGTCGAGCGCGACCAGCTGCCGGCCGGCATCGCGGTGAGCGTCGACGGCGCCGGCCAGGGCGGGCTGCAGCTCGCCACCCGGGGTTGGGGCGCCGCAGGGCAGAAGCTCAAGCGCGGGCAGTTCGTGACGGTCGGCGATCAGCTGCTGATGCTCCGCGCACCGGTGATCGCCGACGCGATGGGCAGGGCGGTGCTGTCGATCAAGCCGTACCTGCGCCTTACGCCGGCGAACGGCGCGCTTCTTGAGGTCCGGCGCCCATATGCGGTGATGGCGATGTCCGACCCGCGCAACGGCTGGTCGGTCGGCATCGGGCAGAACTATGCCGTGTCGTTCGCTTGCGAAGAGGCGTTCTGATGCAGAGCCGCCCCGACCAGGCAGCGCTCGCCGCGCTCGCCGCGGACGTGCGCCGTTCCGTGACGTTCTGCTTCCTCGATCTGGCTGATGGGCCGGTGCGGGTCACCAACGCCCCGTACAATTTCACCTTCAGCGGCACCGGCGACGAGGATCTCGACGGCTTCACCTTCACGGCCGTGGATCCGCGCATGGTGGCGGTCGGATCGGTGAAGGCGGCCGAAGGGGGCAGCGACACGCTGACGCTGACCCTGTCGGGCCTTGCCGGCGTCGACGACGAACTGATGACGCAGCTCGGCGATCGCGCGAACTTCGTCGGTCGCGACTGCCGGCTCTGGCGCGGGATGCTCCACCCGGAGAACCTGACGCAGATCGGGGCGCTGTGGAGCTACTACACCGGCTATATGTCGGTGCCACGGGTGGTCGGCGATCGAACGTCGCAGACGATCCAGCTCAGCGTTGAATCATACCTGGCCTTCTTCGGCCAGGCGTCGAACCGGACGTACATCGACCAGAGCAGCTTCGACCCGGGCGACCGCTCGGCCGAGGTCGCCATCGCGATCGCCAACGGCGCGAGCCGTCGCACCTAACGAGGAACGCCCATGCATCGCTATCCCGATTGGGATGCGCGGCTCGCCGCGTATCTCGAACCTCTTCGCCTGCGTCCGTTCGCCTGGGGCAAGCACGACTGCTGCATCTTTGCGGCCGGCGCCGTCGAGGCGATGACGGGCGTCGACCCGATGCCGGAGTTCCGCGGGCGCTACACGACCGCGATCGGCTCTGCGCGCGCACTGCGCCGCTTCGGCCGCGGCGATCTGGCAGCAACGCTGGACGGCAAGTTCGAGCCGGTGCCGGCCGCGCTGGCCCAGCGCGGCGACATCGTGATGTCCAGCGGCTTGCTCGGCATCTGCTGGGGACCGTTCCTGTTCGCGGTCGGGTCCGAAGGCGACCGCGAGGGGCTGGTCCGGATCGATCGCCGCGCGTGGGTGGAGCCGCGCGCCTGGCGCGTGGCCTACGGGTTCTAGGCCGTGGCAAAGGCACTCAAGACGGTCGGCATGATCGTCGGCGCCGCGGCGCTGATCGCGACCGGCGTTGGCGCCGTGGCTTTCGGAAGCATCGCGGCGCTGAGCGTGGCCGGCATCTCGACGGGTGCGCTGTTTCTCGCCTCGTCGGGGCTCACCCTCGCTGCTGGCTTGCTGCAGAAAGGCCCTTCGGTTCCCGGATCGCAGGCGCAGCGCCTGATCGCTTCGGTCGATCCGCGTGCCTTCCGCAAGACGGTGCTCGGCCAGACGGCGATGGCGACCGACATTCGCTACGAAGAATGGTCGGGCAAAGACCAGGAATATTGCGACTGGATCATCTGCCTCGCGAGCCACGCGATCGACGGCGTCGAAGAGATCTGGATCGACCAGGAGCTGGCGTGGGCGGCCAGCCGCGGCGTGTCGGCCAAGTTCGCCGGCTACTTCAGCGTCCCCAACATCATTCTCGAAGGTTCGCCGGCCAACGCCTTCACCTTCGGCTCGGGAAAGTGGAACGGATCCACCCGGCTGACGGGCTGCGCCTATCTACGGCTCCGCTTCAAAACCTCTCCTAACGGCAAGAAGGCGACCAGCCCTTTCGCAAACGGGATCTCGACCCGCCTGACGATCATCGGCCGCGGTGCGAAGCTCTACGATCCGCGCCGTGACTCGACGGTGCCGGGCGGCTCGGGCCCGATGCGCTGGAACGACCAGTCGACCTGGCGCTATCGGGCGGACGACGGCGTTGTCATCGGCGAGAACCTTGCGCTGCAGATCCTGCGCGTCGTGCTAGGCTGGCGGATCCGCAACCCCGTCACTGGCGAAATGCGGCTCGCGACCGGCTCCGGCGTGCCCGGGCGGCGGATCGGCCTGCCGTCGTTCCAGGTCGCAGCCAATCTGTGCGACGAGCTGGTCAACCGCTCGGCCGGCGGGCAGGAGCCGCGATACCACGGCGCCGGCGTAATCTCCGAGGGCGACGATCCCAAGACCGTCCTCGACATGCTCTGTGCCGCCTGCTGCGGCCGGTTCCGCGACACCAACGGCAAGCTCGAGCTGGCGATCGCGCACAACGACCTGGCGGCCGCGGCGGCAGACGACGGGCTGAACGAAGACGACGTGGTCGGCCCGTTCACCTGGGATCCCGATCCGTCGCTCGAGGCGACGCCCAACGTTATCCGCGGCCGCTACGTCGATGCGACCGCGGCGTCGCTCTACCAGCTGATCGACTATCCCGAGGTGCGGATCGCCAGCCCGGACGGGCAGGACCGCATCGCCACGCTGGATCTCGGCGTGGTGGAGAGCCCGAGCCAGGCGCAGCGGGTCGCGTCGCAGGTGCTGCAGCGCAAGCAGTACCAGCGCGCTTTCACTGCGCCCTTCGACATGCGCGCGTGGAAGTATGGCGTCGGCGACGTCGTGCCGTTCACCTTTGCGCCGCTCGGCTTCCGCCGCGCGCTGTTCCGGGTCGCAGATCAGGAGCAGGGGCAGGGTAGCACGTGCGTGATGACGCTGACGGTCGAGCACCAGGCGATCTATGCCTGGGATGCCAGCGACGCGGCGCCGGTGCTTGCGGCCGACCCGATCATCTACGACAAGGGCAACAACCCGCTGATCCTCGCGATCGGCGAGGCGGCCGAGACGGCATTATGGACCGCGGTCGAGGATAACGATCCGAGCCGTCCGCGACCGCAGGACGGCGCCACGGTCGGCGCGCCCAACGGGACGCCGGTCGGCGATCGTTTGGCAGAGGAGATCAACCGGCTCACCGTCCTCAACGGTTCTAACTTCCTTGGCGGTGTCCTGCGCACGGATGCCTTGGCGGCGCTCGTTGACGTTCGCACCTTCATCAATGGCGAGGCGATCGGCACCGTCATGACGAGGGTGCAGGAGCAGGTGACCGACGGCTTCACCAGCTTCGCGCAGGATTTCTCGATGCTCGCCGCCAAGAACACGGCGGGCAATGGTCTGATCCTCAACGCGGCTGGCGTGTACATCGATGCCGATCGCCTGCTGACCACCGTTGTGGAATCGCTGGAGCAGTCGTCGAGTGAGCACGACGCTTCCATAACCAAGATCGACGAGATCCTGTTTGATGCGAGCGGCGCCACGCTGCGCTCGATGAATGTCCTCAATCTGGACGGCGCGATCACCGGCACGGTGAACACGCTGACGGGCGAGGTCGGCACCTACACGATCTACGCCGATGTCTTCCAGATCGTGAACCCGAACGGGGGGCAACCTTTCTCCCCCTTCTCGATCGCCGAAGACGGTACTGTCGAGATGATAAACGTCCGCGTGAAGACGCTGGCCTACGAGGCGCTCGTGCCGCTGTTCGGCGGCCCCTTCAACGAGCTGACCAGCACCCATACGGTGCAGCAGCTGCCGGGTGGGCTGCTCCGGATGACTGGCAAGCTGCGCGGGTCGATCAGTTCGGAAACCCAGTTCAACATCGTCTGGCCACGCCCTTTCCCGAACGCCTGTGTGGCGCGCGGCGCGCAGGTCTGGAATGCGACCTACAGGACGACCGCCGACCTGTGGATCGAGAACATCGGCGAGCCGACCCAGACAGGGGCGGTTTTCGCCACTCAGGCAGCGCGTGGTGACGTCAACGTCAACATCGGCGGTGTCGACTGGTGGGCGGAGGGCTATTGATAATGGAGTTCGACGACGCCGCTGCGCTGCAGCTCGAGTACATGGCGCGGCAGGATGCCCGCGACCAGGCGGCATACGACTGGTTCAACGGAACTGCGCTGGGCGGACCGAATGGCGACGGCCACTATCCGTGGCCGGCAGGCCCCGGCACGATGCGGCTAGTTCCCTGTATCGAACGCTTGCGGGTCGACGCGGCTCGCTTCGGCGTGCGCTTCTTCGGCGGCGCCGGCCCGTTCACCATGGTGGCGGCCGACGTCGGCAAGCTGATCCGTATCGGCAACGGCTCGAATACGCCCAACATCAACGTGCGCCTGCCTAACTTGCCGGAGGGCTCGCAGTTCATGTTCTTCCAGGAAGGCTCGGCTCGATTGCTGTTCTCCGCCATCAACGGCGGGTCGGTCATCCACCGGCAGGACTACAAACGCACTGCCGGGCTATACGCCATGGCCACGGCCGTGTGCGATCTGGTCACCAGCGGGGTCTCCCGCTGGGTGCTGGGCGGCGACATGGTCAACTGACATGACCGTTTCCCCCGCCTTTCAGGCCGCGCTCACACCGGTCGCAACCACACCGTCGATTTGGGTGGCAAGTCGCCCCAACCTGGTGACCTTCGACGAAGGCACCACCGTTCGGCTCACCATCCGCTGCTTCAACGCCGTGCCGGGCGTGTCGAAGATGATCTGGAAGCTGTCGGGCGCAAAGGCCGGTTCTGCGCACTGGTCGCTGCCGTGGGATGTGGCGTGGAACACCGCAATGAAGCGACGTGGAATGAAGTACACCGCGCTCAGAGCGAGTGAGCACAACGCGGCGGTCGCAGGTTTAATCGAAGTCGACGAAACCTATGATGGCCTTCCGGTCGAGTTGGCTATCACCTGCCTCGCGAACAGGCGCACCGACGTCAACGGCAACCCTGGGCAGGTACAGGTCACGCTGCAGCTTGCGCTTCCGGAGGGTGCTACCGGGACGCTCTCTGGCAACGGCTTGCCGTTCTTCATCAACGACACGTCGAAGACGCCGGCCGGCACGCCGACTTTCCGCCCCCAGTTGCTGATGCCGGACGGTTCGCCCGGTTCCGCCAGCGTGAACGAGGGCGACGGCCGGATCATCCAGCTGACTACGGAGAACATGGTTCCGGGCACCAGCTTCCTCTATGCGGCCGTGAACAAGGGACAGTCGAAGATCGCCGGCGGCTTTCGCCCGACGCTGAAGGCCGCTGCCGAGGCGGCGGGGTGCCTGTGCGACACCAGCTACGCCACTCGCGGCAACTACAACGGCGGGGTCATCACCTTCACGGACCAGTATCGGGACGCGGCGCCGATCCGGATCCCGATCACCATCAACGAAGACCACATCACCACCGGCACGCTGCAGCTGGACTTCCAGACCCACCGCTGGACCGATGGGGATGCCGCCAATCCTGCGCAGCTGTTCGGCGGTACCATCACGTTCCAGATCGCCGATACATCGGTGGAGCCCACCCCAAGCTACTGGCGGATCGCGGCGGAGGTTTCGGGCGGCGCGATCGTCTACAGTCTCACCAGCCCGACCGGCACGTCGGCCGCATCGGTGAGGCTGGTGTCAGGCGGAACGAAGCCGGCCGGCTTCGACGCCGCGCTGGCAGCGGCGATCGCCGCGACACCGGGGCTGTCGATCGCCGGCGACGTGATCACCTCGACATCGGCATGGAACGGCGAGCTGAGCTGGTCGGTGGCGAAGCCTGCCAGCGCGGGGAAGCACGCGCTACGCCTCGCCGATCCGACCGCCGAGAGCCTGATTGTCGTCGGCGACGCCTGTGTCTACTTCTCGCCGCCAGCCATTCCTGCCAATCCGGCCTATGTGACCGGCCTCAATCTGTCGGGTGGCGAGTTCGGCGACCGGAAGCCGGGCACCTACGGTACCGATTATCGTTACCCGGCGCGACCCGAGCAGGCCGACCCGGCGCAGCGGCATCCGGAAATCGATTACCACCTCGGCAAGGGGGCGGGCATCATCCGCCTGCCGGTGCGCTGGGAGCGTATCCAGGACGGGCCGTTCGGCGAGCTGCGATCGCCTGGCGTCCTCGCGACCTGGTCTGGCAGCCTCGACATGGACCGGATCGACGAGATCATCAGCTACGTGACCGCGCAGGGCAGGATCGTGCTGCTCGACGTGCACAACTACATGGGGTGGGCTGACCAGGGGAAAGTCGGCTTCGACTATGCCCTACCCACCGCTGCGCTGTGCGACCTGTGGGAGCGGCTGGCGAACCGCTATGCCAACAACCCGCTGGTCTGGTTCGGCCTGATGAATGAGCCGAGCGGCGGGCAGGTCACCCCGGCGCGCTGCCGGGACATCATGGACTGGGTGACGCAGGCGATCCGCGGGCGCACGCCGGCGCTGAACCGGATCTTCATCGCGGGCACCTTTTACACCGGCGCCTGGTCATGGGTGGGCCAGGGCAATGCCGCGGCCTTTGTCACGTTCAGCGACCCGGCTGGCAACGCTGCTATCGAGCTGCACCAGTATTTCGACACCGGCAGCCCCGGACTGTCCGGCGTCTGCAACGCCAATGCCCAGAACCGGCTTGTCGAGGCAACCAACTGGGCGCGCGCGAACGGCCACAAGCTGTTCCTTGGCGAGTTCATGGGCGGCGATCCGACGATCACCGGGCAGGAGCAGTGCGGCGCTGTCGTGCCGGCGGCCTGCGCCTACATGCTCGCCAACCGCGACGTGTGGGCCGGCTGGACCGCCTGGGGCGGCGGTGGCCGCTGGAACGCGACCTACATTTTCCGGCTCGATCCGATCGGTGGCTACGGTCCCACCTCGAGCGACACGCGCCAGTTCAAGATGATCGAGCCGTACCTCACCACGATCAACTGATCCGCATCCACTCAATTCAGGAGCAGAACATGGCAAACCGCCTGTACCCCAAGTACAAGGAGGCGCTTCTTGGCGCCGGCGTCAATCTCGCGACCGGCACCATCAAGGCGCAGCTGGTCGACACCGACGCCTATACCTACGCCGACGCCGACCAATTCCTGTCGGCCATCCCCGCCGGCGCGCGGATCGGTGCGGCGGTGACGCTCGCCAACAAGACGGTCGCGGGCGGCACCTTCGACGCCGACGACATCGCCTTCACGTCCGTTCCGGCGGGCTCCGGCTCCGCCAGCGCGGCCGAGGCGATCGTGATCTACCGCGACACCGGCACTCCGGGCACGTCGGAGCTGATCGCCATCATCGACACCGCGACCGGCCTTCCGATCACGCCGAATGGCGGCAACGTCTCCGTGACGTGGGCCGCCGGCGGCATCTTCTCCCTCTAAGCGAAAGGTCGCACCCATGGGGATGACCGAGCAGAGCGTGGCGCCGATCGCGAAGGGCTATGCCTATTCGATCCGCGTCCGCGTCACCGGTGACGAACCTGTCTTTCCGGTCGGCTGCTCGGTCCGCACCGAGCTGCGCGACTATGCCGGCGCGAACGCGCTTGCCGCGCAGCTGAGTACCGGGGACGGCTCGATCGTCCGCATCGATGATGAGACGATCGAGCTGCGCATCTCGGGCGCGGGCACCGCGAAGATCGGCAACTCGACGGCCACGTTCGACCTGGTCCGTTCCGACCTTCAGCCGGAAGTCTGGCTGGGCGTGCAGGTGACGCTCCCGGTGATGACGCCGGTAACGGAGCCGGCCGCGTGATTCGCACGGTCGAGGTCACCCGCATCCAGCAGCGGGCGAGGATCGTCACCACCGGCGGCCTGGCTGCCGTGCTGCTTGCGTTGCCACTGCCGCTGCCCGGCGATGCCCAGGCAGTCAGCACGGTGACGATCGCGTCTCAGTCCATCGTCGGCGTGCCGTCGCTGGCAGCTGCCGCGATGGTGGCGCCGGCCGTGATCGCCGGCGACGCCCTGGTGCACGTGCCGGCAGTGGCAGCGGGCGCGGCCGCAATCGGGGCGCCGGCGATCCTGCCGGCGAGCATCGTCACGGCGCCGATTGTGGCGGCGGTGCCGGCGCAGGCGATCACTGCCCCGGCGATCGCCGCGACTGTCGTCGTGCGCGGCCCGAGCATCGCAGCGCAGGGAGCGGCTACGGTTACCCCGGCACTGCTCACCAGCGGTAGCGTGGTTCGCGCGCCCGCCATCGCACCCGGAGCGGTATCGCTCGCGCCGGCCGGGCTCCCGTCGACGGCGATCGTCCGCGCCCCCGACGTGGTCGGCCAAGCCGCGATCATCAATCCGGCGCCTTTCGCCTTTGTCCAGGACACCAACATCACCCCTGGGCAGGGGCGCCTGTCCACCGAGATCACCCTCGACATGGCCGGCTCAACCGTGCCGGTCACCGTCACCGTCTCCGGCGAGCCCGGCAGTGTTATCTGGAAGAACGGCGTCGATATCGGGCCCGGGCCGACCACGGGCATTCACGGCGACCGTTTCCGTGTCAGTCACTATGCCTCGACGCTTTACAGCACCACCACGTACAGCACGCTGACTGCCGGCACCATCTCGGCAACCTACTCCTGCACGACCAAGTCGGAGGCGGTCGCGTCACTCGATCCCGACACCCAGGCTTTCCTCAGCGCCATGTCGGTCCAGCCGACTGCAGCACGCACGCAACTTTATGACGAGTTCATCCGGGGGCTGAAGACGGACGATCTCTGGGCCAAGATTGATTGGCTGACGATCATGGCGGCCCACGACGAGCAGGCGGCAAGGATCAACGTCCGATCGCCACTTCGGTCGCTCACCGCCGTGAACAGCCCGACGTTCAAACCCGATCTTGGCTTCGCGGGTGGCGGCAGCGCCTACCTTCATACGGGTGAGCCATGGGTGGGCCCCTTCACCCGGATGCAGCGCAACAGCGGTACCCTTTTTATCCGCATGACGGAGGAGGTCACCACCGGCGACACGCTCGTCATCGGCAACATGTCGGATTGGGCGAACGCCATTTCCGTCCGATCCAACAACGGCACCGAGCAGTATCGCGTTCACGGCGGTGGCAATGGTGCAAACCCGAGCACCTCCAAACTGGGCACGCGTATCGCGAGCCGCACCAGCGCGAACCTCGTCAGCTATTACGTAAACGGATCGCCCAACGGCACATCAACACCGTCCTCGAGCTCGACGGGTTCGTCGAACGGCACCATCCTTCGCGTGAACAGCAGCTACTCACCCGGCACGATCGGTGTCGCTGGCAGCGCCTCGGGCCTTTCAGACGGCGAAGCAATGGCCCTTCACGCCCGCATCCAGACCTTCTTCACCGCGATAGGAGTCGCATAACATGACGTTGTACCCGTACCTCATCATGAGCCCGCAGCAGGCAGCCCGCTTCCGTGAGGCCACTGCAACCGACCAGCACCAGCTTGATCCGCGCGAAATCGTCGCGGGGAAACATGCAGGCAAGTACGTCCTGCCTCGCCGGGTCATGGATGATCCAAATCACGCCGAGCGGAAGGATGCGTTGCTGATGCTCACCGAAGTCGCGCTCGACGAAGCCGAAGCCTGGCCCGCCCCACCCGAGGAGTGAGCGGCATGCGCACCGCTCGCATCGGCGACCTGCGCCTGGTCGCCTCTACGATCGCGCCCGGCGCCGAGCTGGTGCGCGTCCACCCTGATGATGGACCGCACTACGATCGCATGATCGTGGTGACGGTCCACGGCGATACGGTCCACCTCATGGGGTGGATCGGCACCCCGCTCACTCCCTCGCAATGGTCGCAGGCCGCGGCCGTGTTCTTTCCCGCCGCGCGCCAGGTGCGCTTCGAGCGGATGCAGGCCGACGGTTCGCTGCGCCACGTGACGCTGCCGCTCGCGGCCTGAAACGGCGCGCCTAGCGCCCTTCCATCTCTGGAGAACCACCATGACGCTGGACCATGTTCCCGGCGCCGCGAAGGCGTCGGTCGACGTCGTGTCGTTCGGCGTCGCTTTCGGCACGCTCGCCAACCTGCTGCCGCACCTCGCAGCGCTGCTCTCCGTTATCTGGACGCTAATCCGCATCCTCGAGACCGACATGGTTCGGTCGCTGATCAAGCGCCGGCGCCGCACCACGATCGCGCCGATCGCGTCCAACCAGGAGCAGCGCGGTGGCGAATAAGGGCAAGATTGCCGCGGCCGCGCTGGCGCTGATCCTGGGCGTGGTCGCCGTCGAAGGCGGCTACGTGAACGATCCGCGCGACCCGGGCGGCGAGACCAACAAGGGCATCACCAAGAAGGTCGCCGTCGAGAACGGCTACGTCGGCCCAATGCGCACCATCCCGGACGAGGTGGTGCACAGCATCTACTACGCGCGTTACCTGGTCGAACCCGGGTACGAGCCGCTGATCGCGATCGACGCGGCTGTGACCGAAGAGCTGTTCGACACGACGGTCAACATGGGCCCGGCGCGTCCCGGCCGCTGGTTTCAGCAGTCGATCAACGCGCAGTGCGGCACGCGCTTGGCGGTGGACGGGCGCGTCGGGCCGGCGACGATCGGTGCCTTCACGTACTGCCAGAGCACGCTCGGTGCGGCAGCGCTCTGCGTTGCCACGCTCGATCGCCTCGATGCCCTGCAGCGCGCCGAATACGCCCGCCTCGTCCGGGTCAACCCGGTCCTGAAGCGCTTCCACCGCGGCTGGGTCGCCCACCGGATCGGCAACGTCGACCGCCGCAAATGCCGCACCCCTTCACCACAAGGAGAATGACGATGAACGCACTGTTGAAGATGATCACCCGTGAAGTGATCGTGCCCTGGGCGCTGTCCGCGGCCGCCGCTTTCGCCGCGAAGAAGCTGGTGCCCAAGGCGAAGAAGGAAGCGCCCGCGAGCTAATCGAGCCGTAGACGCGGGCTGCGCGCCTGTGCCAAGGGGCAGTCGCCCTACGGAGCTTAGCCGTTACGTTGGGCCCGCGCGCGCGGACGCAAGGCTGACCGGTTCGCCGGGTGGCCTGCGGAATAGAAGACCTTCGGGGAATACGCGGGGCGCAGGAGCCTTGCGCTGCGCGGCTAACCACCCGGTACCAGGTGGACGCCAGACAGGTTTCTCCCTCACGTTTCCCCGAAGCCACTGCATCGGCGCCGATGCGCCTCTCCCATCATCGAGATCTAAGGCCCGCCGATCGCATCGATCGGCGTCAACTCAGCGCGCGTAGCCGACGTGCTCCTCACCGAGAGAGCTGAGCTATTCCTACCCGAAAGCACGAACTCACCACGACGATCGCCGCGAACCCGCCGGCGGCCTATCTCGGCGGCAAGCGCAACCTGGCCAAACGCCTGTGCGCCCTAATCGAGCAGATCCCCCATCGCGCCTATATCGAACCGTTCGTCGGCATGGGGGGCGTCTTTCTTCGCCGCGGCAAGGCGCCGCCGGTCGAGGTGATCAACGACCTTTCAGGCGACGTCGCGAATCTCTTCCGAGTGGTGCGCCGGCACTACGAGCCCTTCGTCGACGAATTCGCGTGGCTTCTCGCCGGCCGGGCCGAGTTCGAGCGCCAGCGCCGCGTGGATCCTTCAACCCTGACCGACATCGAGCGTGCCGTCCGCTTCCTCTACCTCCAGCGCCTGGCGTTCGGCGGGAAGGTCGAAGGGCGCACCTTTGGCGTCCGCAAGGATCAGTCGTCGCGCATCAACACGGCTCTGCTCCGTGCCGAGCTGCGCAAGCTCCACCAGCGCCTGCAGGCCGTCACGATCGAGCAGCTGCCGTACCAGGACGTGATCCGGCGCTATGACAGTGCTGGCGCGCTGTTCTACCTCGACCCGCCTTATGACGAGACCGAGGGATACGGCACCGGCTTCGGCCGCAATGACTATGTCGCGATGGCGGAGCAGCTCGCCGGCATCGCCGGCCAGTTCGTCATGTCGATCAACAACACCCCGTTCATCCGCGAGACCTTCGCCGTCTTCGACATTCAGGAAATCGATACGACCTGGACGCTATCGACCGGATTGACCGGCCGCGGCACCAAAGTAACCGAGCTGATCATTCGCAATCGGCGGTAAGAGAACGCCGCAAGGGTCGGGTATCGCACCCGATCTTTGCGGGTATCGACCCTCTACGAATGGCGGAAATGCGCGCCCACGGCGGAGGGTACCTCCGCCGTGACGGGCAACTTGCGAATTTGCGCAAGCTGCTCTGGCGTGCAATTCTGGGACGGGCGCAATGCGGTGTCTCGACAACGGGACACGGGAAGGCCGGTCGACGGACCGGCCTTCTTCCGTTGCGACTTCCGTCGCTATCGCCGGCGCCGGCGCTCGGCCCTGCGCAGTTCACCGGCGGTCGTAGGGTACCGTTCGTCTCAGCTCGTTCCGCAGCTGCCCTGACGTCGGAATTTTGATGCGGACGTCACGCACGGCAACCTCGTGACCGACGTCGAGCCGAGCCAGATCGAGCCCACACCATACCAGCTCGTCCGATGGCCGCGGCAAGCCGACCTCACCCCAGTCGCCCAGCTCATCTACGATCAGAACGCGCGCTCTCGTGCCGATGATCGCGCGGCAGCGCTCTGCGGCTTCCTGACCGCCGCTGCCGGCGACGACCACAACTTTCGTCCCTTCATCCATCGTGGAGCACCTATGCTTACGAACGCCGCGGTGAAAGCCGCGCGGCCGCGCGCGGCCGCCTACAAGCTGCCGGATGGCGCCGGCCTGCACCTGTTCATCGCGCCGACCGGCTTGAAGAGCTTCCGGCTGCGCTTTCGCTATGGCGGCCGCGAGCAGCTGCTGACAATCGGCAGCTATCCAGAAGTCGACCTAGTCGCCGCGCGGGCCCGGGCTGAGGCCGCGCGCGCTCAGCTTGCCCGGGGCGAGGATCCCCGCGCACGATCGTCGCGGGTCGACACGTTCGAAGCGGCCGCCCGCGCCTGGCATGCTGTCCAGGCCGAAGGGTGGACGGCCGTCCATGCGGCAGACGTCCTGGTCAGCCTGGAGCGCGACGTCTTCCCGGCGATCGGCGCCGAGCAGCTGGACGCGATCGCGCCGGCCGACGTGCTCGAGCTGCTGCGCGCCGTCGAGGCGCGTGGCGCGCGGGAGACTGCCCGGCGGCTGCGTCAGCGCATCTCGGCCGTGTTCGAGCTGGCGATCGGCGAGGGCTGGTGCTCGAGCGATCCGGCTGAGAAGGTCGCCCGCGGGCTGAAGAAGCCGGCGGCCGTGCGCCATCACGCTGCGCTGGTGTCGATCGACGATGCGCGGGCGCTGATGGCCGCTGTCGACCAGCTCGAGGCGGCGCCGGCGGCCAAGCTGGCGTCCCGCTTCCTCGCGCTGACGGCAATGCGGTGGGCGGCCGTGCGCGGCGCGCGCTGGTCAGAGATCGAGGATCTCGACGGCGATGCGCCGACCTGGCGCGTGCCGGCGGCACGAATGAAGCTGGCAGCGGCGAAGAAGGGTAATGCTGCGCACGACCATGTCGTGCCGCTGTCGCCGGCGGCCGTCGCGGTGTTGCGGGCGGCTCAATCAAAACACGATCAAATGAGCAATGCGGCAGAAATACGGGAGTTTCTGCCCAGCGACCTAATCTTCGCGGGCAACGGATCAAATAAGCCGCTGGGCGAGGCGGCGATCGGTGCCCTCTATGCGCGGACGGCGTTCGCCGGCCGCCACGTGCCGCACGGCTGGCGCGCAACCTTCTCGACGATCATGAACGAGGCGATGCCGCTCGAACGCGGCGCCATCGACCAGGCGCTCGGCCATGCGCTGAAGTCGGAGGATGGCTCGATCGCGAAGGTCGAGGGCGCGTACAACCGGTCGCAGCAGCTAGACCGACGGCGGCGGATCTTCGACGCCTGGGGTGTGGCCCTCGTCGGGTGACCCCGGCGGTTCGTCTTCGTCGAGCCGCTCCCAAGGGCCGCCGAACCGCGAGACAGCGCGGATGCCGCAGCACCGTGCCACCGCGTGCTGCACGTGCCCCTCGGCCGGCAGGATCCGCCAGGCATGCCCGATCCCGTCGCATTCCGGGGCATCATCGTCAGGCGGGACGAGGGCATTGACCATCGGGGGTGAGATAGGGGGCGGGGGGTCGAAAGTCAGGGCGCTCGCGGGCCGGACACCGCCCAGTGGGACCGTGCGCAATGCGAGGTGTTCCGGAGTAAAAAGATCACGGCCTCACGGACCTTACAGCGCGAGAAACGGCCTCGGCTCCATAGGTGCCCTATCCCAAACCCTGACGCCCTCGGCAGCATCGTGGCGGCGCAAGCCGCCGCGTCCCGACAGCCTGGTCTTGGCTGTCGGCTCGTTTTTGCCGCTTTGGCTGATCAGGGGGAGACCACAAATAGCGCGTCATCCCGTTCAGGGATGACCTGCCTTTTCCTCTTCATGTCTGAAGGCTGGATAGAGCATATTCTATGTGCTCGCGCGTGAAAGAGCCGCGTCAAAGCTGGCGAGGGCTTCCGCGATGCTGCCCGGGGCAGCTGGCGCAGACGGAGCGAGGGCGGGCACTGCCGTCTGTCCTGGCGGTATCCGGCCGAGGCGGCGCAGCTTGCTCGTCAGGATCTGAGTGAAGCGCAACCAGGTTGCCTTCGCCATGCGCCGGCGGTTGTCGAAGAAGTAGGCGTTGCTGGTCTGCTCGCGCTGCGGCGCGAACTCGCCTTCGTTGCCGGTGTTTACGGTGCGGCGCACCCAGTCGATGAAACCGTTCGCCTTCAGCCGCTTCAACGCGGCAATCGCGCTATTGCGGTGACACCCGGCTCTTTTCGCGATCGTCTCGATGGCGGGGAACAGCTTGCCGGTGCTGAAGTCGAGGAAGCAGAGTAGCGCCTTCAGCACCGTCACGTCGATGCGGTGCAGGCGAAGGTCAACCTCGGCCAATTTCCTGTCGAGCTGGACAATGCGCTGGCGCAGGACGGCCGGGCGGCCGATCGGCACCTCGGCGGGCGACATAGTCTCGAGCTGCTCAAGCTCTGCAGCCGCGGCGCCTCGCTCAGCGCGCGCCTCACGAACCTCGCGCAGCGGAAACTTGCGCCATTGTTCGACGTACAGCTGCTCGGCCGTCGCGATCATCGCCTCACGGTGAGCTAAGCCGGCTGCAACCGAGCCGTCCTGAATACGCGCCCAAGGCTTCGCGCGCGGGTCGGCCTCGTCATAGCTATGGCGCCGTGGCGTTCGGCGACCCTCGCCAGTATCCGGGCCGCGAAAGCCGCGGCCGCTCAGCTTCGACGTGGCGCCCTTGACCAGCTGCTTGATGTCACGAAGTGACGGTGCCCCGCCGCTCATGCTGCCAGCCTCCCGGCTGCGCTTGGCGCAGTCCGGTTAGCAGCGCCTGTGGGGGCACCAAGTCGACTGTGAGCATGTCCGCCCACTCCTGCGCCAGCTCGCGCCGACGGGGCATGTATGCGGCTCGGTTGTACACCGCCTCCACTCCCTTGGGGATGTGGGCGAGCATGAGGTCGATGATTTCGCGATCGCCAACGCGGTTTTCGACCGCGGCCAGCTCGTTCATCACGGTTGAGAAGGTCGATCGCCAGCCATGCGGCACGTGGATGCCTGCGAAGCCCGCATCCCGGTATGCCTTGCTCAACGTGCTGTCGCTGATCGGCACCTTGAAGCTGCGAACGCCGCGGAAGATCAGCGGCCCGCCCGAGAACATCATCGCCGCCTTCACCACTTCGACCGATTGACGGGCGAGGGGCACCACGAACTCGTAGGCGACGTCCTCTTTCCGCTCGAGCACGAGCTTCATCTTGTGCGCGGGGATCCGCCAGATGGGGGCATCGCCATCCAGCCCCTCGAACTCTTGCGGTTCCGCCAGGCGTAGCACGCCGGCTCGCACCGCCGTCAGCGCCAGCAAACGAGACGCCAGCTTCGTCAGGGGCTGACCCGGCTGCTCCTCGACCTTGCGCAGCACCTTCCTGGCGGCATCCACCGTCCGAACCGCGGGAAACTTGCCCTTCTTCACGCGGGCGAGCGCACGATTTGCCGCGGCCGCCGGGTCGCTGCTGGCGATTCCGCTGCCGATCGCCCGGCCGAACACTTCCGAGATCCGCTGGCGTACCCGATGCGCCGTCTCCACGGCGCCGCGTTTCTCGATTGGTCGCAGCACCTGGATGACCAAGGGTGTCGTAATCGCGTCGATCGGCAAGGCACCGAGCTTCGGATAGACGTCCTGCTCCATGCTGCGCTTGATCAGCGCGAGGTACCGCGGCGTCCAGCTCGACGCCTGGCTCTCGATCCAGTCCTCGGCAATCGTTCTGAACGTCGCGCCGACACGAGCGACCTGCGCCGCGGAGCGCTTGCGCTTTTCCAGCGAGGGATCGTGGCCGGCTCGCAGCTCGCGCGCCGCGTCGTCCCGCAGATCCCGTGCCTCTGCTAGGGTCACGTCCGGATAAGGGCCGAAGGTCAGCCGCTTCTCCTTGCCGGCGAAGCGATACTTCCAGCGCCAGCTGCGATATCCCGCCGGCGTGACGTAGAGGTAGAGGCCTTTGGCGTCGCTGAGCTTGTACGGCTTGTCGGCGCCCTTCGCCTGACGGCACGCTTTGTCCGTCAGCAT